TTTCCAAAATTGTACCGGCCAGCGAACAACAGCCTGGCGTACAGAAGACAGCCCTTCAGGGACTTAATCAACAAGCTCAACAGCAGCAGCCTATGGCCGCCCTGGCTCACGCCATGGGTCAGCCACAGGGTCTTGGTGGTGCGCCTGAACAACAGCAAGCAGCATAAGGGAGACTGAACATGCCTAATCCAAATTTCCTGCAACCTTCGATTAACAAAATTATCGAACAGGATCCTCAAATCGTCAAAGTCAATCTGGAATATCCAGAATGGGCTGCTCGTAAGTCGTTGATGGACAAAAACATCACGAACGATATGAAAATCACTCATGTTCTCGGTAGCAAGGGTCAAGGCTAATGTCTGAACTTACGGAACAACAAATAAATTTGCTTCGCCACTGGGTTCTGCTTGTTTCACAATTTCGTCATCATTCAATACTACATATTTCATAAAAGATATGATTATAACAGTTCCAAGAACTGTTGATGGTAATGAAGAAATAAAACGATACGTAATTGTTTCCCTCAATTCAACTGGAACATCATTTTTGGCTCAATCCTTGGATAATGATATTCCAATTGTTGGTGATGTAATGACAAATCCAAATAATCAACTTCTCAGCGTTTCAAATGTTGGTCGTCCAACTGTTGATAAATATTCTGGTGATATGTTGTTTATAGATAACAAGGCTGGATTTACACCATCCCTTGAGGAAACAGTTACTTTAAGAACTATCATAACTTTCTAACTAAATAGTTAAGATTATAAAAGAAGAGTAAAACATGCTAGATTTCAATACCGAACCGTATAATGATGATTTTAACGAGGATAATAAATTTTATCGTATTTTATTCCGTCCATCTTTTGCAGTTCAAGCCAGAGAATTAACCCAACTACAAACTATCCTGCAGAATCAGATTAGTCGCCATGGTGGTGCAATCTATAAGCAGGGAGCGATGGTTATCCCTGGACAAGTTTCTATTGATACAAATGCTCAGTATGTAAAACTTACCAGTTCTTATACTAGCGGTGGAATATCAACGACCACTGAGTCATTTATTCAATCATCTGTTGGAAAATTTATCACTGGACAAACCACTGGTATCAAGGCGCAAATTATTAAAGTTGAATCTTCAACTGCCACTGATCCAACAACAATTTATGTTCGCTACTTATCTTCAGATACTTCAACTGGAACTGTAAAAGTATTCAACGATGGCGAAGTTATTGCCTTTGATGATGGCACTGCATCCGTTCAAACATTGGGATCTTCTTCCACTGGAACTGGTTCTCTGGCAACTGTTCAGCGTGGTGTTTATTACGTAAATGGTTTCTTTGTTCTTTGCGCAGATCCACATACAACTAAAGAACAAATTATTGTTCTAGACAAATATACTAACGCACCTTCATATCGTGTTGGTTTAAGTGTTATTGAAATAGAAATTACGCCTGAAGATGACCCAACTCTGTTGGATAATGCTCAGACTTCTTATAACTATGCTGCTCCAGGGGCGCATCGTTATCATATTGATCTGATCTTAACGAAGCTACCATTAAACAGCACAAGCGATGATACTTTTATTGAACTGTTAAAGGTCGATACTGGAACAATCGTTCGTATTGTTAACACAACTCAATATTCAGAATTAGAAAAAACAATGGCTCGTCGTACTTATGACGAAGCTGGCGATTATACTGTTCGACCATTTACTATTGATGTTCGCGAAGCAAGGGATAACAATCGTGGTCAGTGGGTTGGTTCTCCATCAACTGCTTACTTGGTTGGCGATATCGTCACCAACGCTGGTAACAATTATACTGCAAAGAACAGTGGTTCTTCTGCAAACACAACTCCTCCTACTCATACTACTCTTACACCTGTCTCCGATGGTTCTGGTGGTATTACTTGGGACTATACTCCTAATCCAGTTTATAATCGTGGTATTAGTAAATCTGGCGCTGATGATCAACTAGCAATTGCTCTTGACCCAGGAAAAGCATATGTTCAAGGTTATGAAATTGAAAAGGTTGCCACTGAATATGTTTATATCGATAAGTGTCGTGATGCTTCCCATCAAGTTCAAGTAACTGGAGCATTTCAACCAGCAACTGTTGGTAACTATGTATTAGTAAACTCAATCAATTCTGTTCCATTGATAGACAAATTCCCTGTCGTTGCATTATATAACAGATTTACAACAACTGGTGCAGCTTCTGCAGCCCCAGGAACTGGTGTTGGCACTCAAGTTGGCACTGCTCGTATTCGTTTTATCGAGTGGGACAATGGAACAATCGGAACAGTTGGTGCTCAATATAAACTTGGTTTGTTTGATATTAAGATGTTTGCTGGTTACGACTTCAAGCGTAATGTTAAATCGATTTACTACAATAATCCAGCAGGTGGTTCAGCTGTTGATTTCTCTGCTGATATTCTTCCAGTGCCAACTCGTTTGATTGGTTCTGCAACTGCTTCTTCAAGCACAACAATTACTGGTACTGGTACTTCTTTCCAGACAGATTTAACTGTTGGAGATTTTGTTTCCCTTGGCGGAACTTATCGTCGTGTAGTTAGTATTACAAACCAAAATGCCATTGTTGTTGATCAATCGACAACAGTAACTGGTGTTACTATCGATCGTATCTCTACTCAGATTCTTGAGCCAGAAAATGAAACAATGATTTTTAGATTGCCATATTATGCAATTAAATCGTTGCGTGCTGCCGATGGAACAACTAATAGAACTACTTACCATGCATATCAAAAGTATGATGGTATCTCCCCAGTTTCAGATGGAACAAATTCTGTACTAAGTTTTAATACAACAAGTGGTGTATTTGCGCCATACCAATCAAATAATTATGTTTTTGTTGATAATACAACTGGCTTAATTGTGCAACCAATTTCAACTTCTGTTGGAACAACTAGCGCATCGTTTACTTTCTCTGGAACAAGTTATGCCACTAGATCTTTCTCGGCAATTGTTTCTGTAATTAAAACTGCCTCTGCCAGCGCAGAAAAAACTAAGACTCTAACAACAGCAGTTAAACAGTTTACAACACAAGCATCTGCTCAATTAACATCATTAAATCTTGGTAAAGCAGATGGATATAGAGTTACCAGTATTATGATGGATGCTGGAACTTTTTCTTCACCAACTGGCAACTATACAATCGATATCAGCGATCATTATAATTTTAATGATGGTCAAACAACTTCTTATTATGGTTTGGCAAGTTTAGAGTTAAAGCCATCATATACAGTTCCGAGTGGACCTGTTCAAGTTACTTTTGAATATTTTACACATAATCCTGGAGACTACTGTTCAGTAAACTCTTATGCAGGACAAGTTGATTACAAGAAGATTCCTTTCTATTCAGGAATTGCCTTGCGCGACTGTGTCGATTTTAGACCAAGAATGTCTGATGATGGTGTAACATTTGATTCATCATCTAATCTTGTACCAAAGCGTGGAGAAGAAATTCAAACTGATTTCTCCTACTACTTGGCAAGAACGGATAAAATTGCAATTGATGTTAATGGTAAATTTTTCAGTGTTACAGGAACACCATCTCTAAATCCAGGAGATCCTTCAGATCCAACTGATGGTATGGTTCTTTACACTCTTAATCTTGAGCCATATACTTTTACAACAACAACTGGTAGCGTTGCAGTTACAAAGATTGAAAATAAACGCTACACAATGCGTGATATCGGTAAACTAGAATCAAGAATTAATAATCTTGAATACTATACGTCACTATCTTTGCTTGAACAACAAACTGAATCATTGACGATTACTGATCCTACAACTGGATTAAATCGTTTTAAAAATGGATTCATGGTTGATAATTTCAGTGGTCATAATGTTGGCGATACAGCAAGTGTTGACTACTACTGTTCTATTGATATGAATGCAAACGAACTTCGTCCATTCTATTCAATGAAGAATGTTAATTTGATTGAAAAAGTTTCAACAAATTCTGCTCGTTCCGCTGCAAATTATCAGTTGACTGGCGACTTAATTACATTGCCAATTATTGCTACTCCTGCGTTGATTACACAACCATACGCATCTCGTTTAGAAAATATTAATCCATTCGCAATCTTTACATTCTTGGGTCAGGTTAATATGAACCCACCAAGCGATGTTTGGTTTGAAACAGATCGTCGTCCAGATATTGTTAATAATGTTGAAGGCGACTTTACAACTATTGCAACTCTTGCTGAAAAGGCAGGTGTTCTTGGAACTGTTTGGAACGCATGGCAAACTCAGTGGACTGGCGAACCAGTAACTACACTAAACACCTATGTCGGCGACAAGCGTGGTGTCGGTGTTGTTGGTTGGAGAGATGGTTTAGCATCTGATACTTCTGCCGATCAATTAAATGCCATGTTCGGTAGTGTTGAATCTGGGTCAGGTTGGGCTCATCGCGATGTTACTGCTGAAACAACAGTTACTAATACAGGTTACTCAAGAACTGGTATTAATACTCAAGTTGTTGCTAAGATCGATACTCAATTAGTTGCTGATCGTGTTCTTTCAACTGCAGTTATCCCATATATTCGTTCAAGAAATATTTTAATTCAATCAACAGGATTGAAACCAAATACAAGATTTTATCCATTCTTTGATAATGTTGATGTTTCTGCATATTGTACTCCAGCAACTAAGATTACTTACTCTGGTGCTGTAGATTTTGATACATCAAGCAATGTAGGAACTGATGCAACTGTGGCAGCTCGTTTAATTTCTGGCGATTCACAAGTCTGTTTAAATACTGGTGATGTTATCACTGGAAATATTTCTGGTGCAACTGCTGT